TGTGTTTCCGGTAAATGATTATGAACACAACGTGCAATCATCTTATATAATTTGAAATCAGGATATCGTTCGGCGCCATTATTTTTATATAATACATTAATTCCGTTATCATCAATACACCAATCGACGATAATTTTAATATGTGGTTCTGTAATTTCAAGTGTTTTTAATTGTTCGAAATCATTAATAACATAATCGAACATCGAACATGCTAAACGGCATAAATCGAAACTAAAATTAGGTTCTAATCGTGGTTTTTTATCGTTAAAATATGGTTCAGTGTTGTATTGGGTTGCGGCATCTCCTCCATTTTCGAAGCTATTACTGCAAAAAATATTGCCTTTAAACTTATAAATTGCGCGTCCAAAATCAATTATTTTGTATATTTTTCCGAAAGTTGGAACTTTATAAGTATGTTTGTTATATGTATAATATAAATATGGTAAAGAAGTGGTAACATACATGATATTGTTTGTGTGTAAATCATTATGCGTTAATGAAAATGTTTTTTGATATACTAACAACATCATTATTATTTGCATGAGGGCGGCAATCCATGCCTCAGATGATAAATCTTCGGTTAATAATAGATGGTCGAGCGTATTTTCGCATTTTTCGATGCAAATTACTTGAACCGGAAACTTGGGAATCGTGAGAAATAATGTTTCTTCTGTGCAGGATTCAGTTGAATCCCAATTTGATTCGATTTCTTCTTCTTCTTCATCTAAATCGTCGGTGCAATTAGATTCACTGGTTTTATTTGTATTTGTATTTTCACTATCATTTGTATGAGATGTTCGAGAAGAACATGTTGAATGTGATTGTTTTGTGTCAGTTTGAAAAGGGGTGCTATTTTGTTTAATAGTAAATAAGCCCGAATTAGTGATATCAACCAAATCAAGTCCATGAGATTTTATATCGTCGAGTGACATAGGTTCATTTGGTGTCGTAGGGGTAAAAATTTCTTCAAATATAGTTTCGTCGATTGAATCAACTCCTACTAATGGTTCGTCCGTAGTATTTTCGTCGAATATTTTAATAGGTTGTTTGATGATGGGTTGTTCAATTAAATGCGAATAATCTTCAACTTCAAATAATTCTTGTTTATGGTTAATGAAAAAATCAGATTGTATAAGATAATCAATGTCGTCAATAATGTTTAGTTTATAATCGTGTTTAAGCCCTAAAAATGAACCATAGTAATCAACTCCGTGTATGAAATTATGTTGGTGTAATAGATTGCTTGATAAAAAATAAAAAAAGCCGTCGATATATGATGTATTATTTGTATCATACAATCTGGGTTGAACATTTTCATTATTTTCTATGCTGGGTAATTTAAATAAATTAGGGTCAGTATAATTATATTTTCCGACAATATATTTTAATGGGTCCAATAATGGTGCAGATTTAATAAATGCTTATTATTTAGATTTATTGAATTCCAATTAGTGGAATTTAGTGAGAAAAACCGTGTATAAATTGGAATATAATTTTGGCAATTAGATACATGAAAATTGTTAGTTGCGTTTTCTAATTTACTAAACAGTACGGTATTTTTACGTTTTGTATAATTGATGACAATACTCATTGATTATTAAAAATTATTATTATTAATAAACTAACTTTTTAACTTATTGTTCTTTTGATTAAATTAAATTATAATTAAAATATTTGAATATATTATTATAATATGAGTTATTTTATGTTAAAAAGAATAAAGCCAGTTTCACTTAATGAATCTAGATCGGGGAAAAAATTTAGACAGTATAGAAATAATATAGATACGACGAGTAAAATTACTGTAGCTGATAATATTGTCGATACAATTGAGGCAAATGCTACTGGTATTTATGATAATAATATAGCCATTATGTCGAATGCAGAATCAATTGCTAACAACGGAACAATACTTAAGACAGTTAGCGAGAAAATTACAAATAATGAGACAATAATTAAGGAAAATACATCAAAAATTGGTAATATTACATTAATTTCTGAAAAAAATGCAATTGGAATTTCAAATAATACAGAATTAATTACTGAAAATACATCAGTAGTTGCTACGACTGGAACAATGATTAATAACCTTTCGACAAATGTTCTTGAAAATAAAACATTAATTGAGGAAGCTGTTTCAGGGGTTGTCGCAAATACTTCGACCATTAAATCAAATGAAACATTGATATCTAATAACAGTTCAATGATAAGGGCAAATGCTGTCGGTATTGCATATAATGGTTCAATAATAAAGGAAAACTCATTGGCATTGAGTTCACTTGGAGAGATAATACGAACTAACCAAAATGTAACCAATATTGAATCTAATAAAAATACATATGACGATAGTTTGATTATTGAAGCAATTACAACTAACACAAGTATAATTGAGAACAACTATGCAACTATTAAGGGTGTATTAAACGAAATAACTTCTGATATAAACACAAACAATGCCCAAAATGGCGTTGGTATTAATGAAAATAATATTACTGAGCTTAAAGAAACAATAACAAATAATACGTCAGTAATTCAAGATAGTGTTGCTACGATTTCTAAAAATGACAATATTATTAATCAAAATACATTAAGTATTGCAAATATTGGAGAAATAGCTCGGACGAATACAATTTCTTTATCGAGTATTGGTTCAGTAGTACGTTCAAATGCGACTGGTCTGTCAAATATCGCTACAACAACCCGTTCAACGGCTTCTGGGCTTTCAAATATTGCTACAGATATAAGAACAAATTTAGCGAGCATCGCAAATAATGGGGAAAATATTAAAGAAAACGCCCTTGAAATTAATGTGATTAAAGAACTTTGTTCAGAAAATTCAAAAAAAATAGAACATGCAACACAATTGCTTAATGATATATTAGAAATTATTTCACCATTTCACTCCAAGATTGAAGATTGATTGTATTTAGAATGATTGCGACTTGCGTAAAACAATATGTAAAAATATATGTGTAAATTATAATGAATTTAGAACTGCAAAAATTCGATATGAAATCCATAAGTTTCAAACCAAATGAGGCAAAAGGTCCAGTTGTAGTTTTAATTGGAAGACGTGACACGGGAAAGTCATTTTTAGTGAAAGATTTATTATATTATCATCAAGACATTCCAATTGGTACAGTAATTTCAGGTACAGAAGAAGGTAATGGATTTTATGGAAAATTAGTTCCAAAATTATTTATCCACAATGAATATAATACAGCAATTATCGAGAATATTTTGAAAAGGCAGCGTCAGGTATTGAAGCAAATAAAACATGAAATAGAGCAATTTAAACGCAGTACTATTGATCCAAGAACATTTGTGATATTAGATGATTGCTTGTTTGACAATACATGGGCAAGGGATAAGATGATGCGCTTATTATTTATGAATGGTCGTCATTGGAAAGTGATGTTAATCATAACCATGCAATATCCATTGGGTATTCCGCCTATTCTTCGAACAAATATAGATTATGTATTTATTTTGAGAGAAAATTATCCTTCAAATAGGAAGCGAATTTACGAAAACTATGCTGGAATGTTTGCAACGCTTGAAGCTTTTGGTCAAGTGATGGACCAATGTACTGAAAATTTTGAATGTTTAGTTATTAATAACAATGCAAAATCTAATAAGCTTCAAGATCAAGTATTTTGGTATAAAGCTGAACCCCATAATGATTTCCATTTAGGCGCAAAAGAATTTTGGGAATTGTCAAAACAATTGGATGATACAGATAATGGTGAGCAATATGATCCGAATAATGTAAAAAAACGTGGTAATGCTCCAAAAATAGCTGTTAAAAAGAGTAAATGGTAACTTACAACCTAAATTGCAATAAAATATATATTATATTAAAATATATATTTTTTATAAATAAGTAATTAAACGTTTATTATCAATAAAGATGTATAATAATATAATGCCATCTTTTAAGCCAAAAGCGACCAAAAAAATTAAAATATTCAAAAAATATTTGAATACGTTAGACGGTAAACATAATGATTATTTGAATCAATTTATCGAGTCTGAACACAAAACAATACCTGAATTAAAAAGTGAAAAGGCTGTGTTAAAAACGCAATTGTCGTCGAGCGCTATGTCAATTGACGAATATATGGACGTGAAAGATCGTATTAAAACAATAAATAAAACGATTAAAGAATTAAAAGATGAAAAAACAAATTACTTGCTTGACAATTCAAAATTTATTTTTGAATATTTTGAAAATAAAAAAGATATTGGTAGTGCTGAACAGAGTTCAGCTTCTTCAGGTAATATAACTACAAAAAATCAATTAGTTTTTAATATTTTTAAAATAAATAAACCTGTAATAAATGATGATGCGAACAATGAGTCTAATATGAGTGAAACCCGTAATAAAAACATTGTGCAAAAATATTTAAATAATGTTGATGAAGGATTTTTAGATATGAGTTCATTTGTATGTTCGACAAATGTTTGTCAAAGTTGTCATAAAGGAGAATTAATACCATTAGAGGATGAGGGGGTTTTAATTTGTAATATATGCGCGGTAAGTGTGCCATATTTGATTGAAAATGAAAAACCGTCATATAAAGAGCCTCCAAAAGAAGTATGTTTTTATGCCTATAAAAAAATAAATCATTTTAAGGAAATATTGGCACAATTTCAAGGAAAAGAAACGACACAAATACCTCAAGATGTTATAGATCAAATAACACAACAAATAAAGAAAGAACGTATTAATTTAACCCACTTGACGCATTATAAAACCAAAGAAATTTTGAAAAAGTTAGGTCTTAATAAATATTACGAGCACATTGCGTTTATTAAAAATAAGTTAGGAATTTCTCCTCCAGTATTCAGTCCTGAATTGGAAGAAGTGTTATGTAATTTATTTATGGAAACCCAAGCCCCTTATGCGAAAAGATGTCCAGATTACCGTGTAAATTTTTTGAATTATTATTATGTATTATTTAAATTTTGTGAATTATTAGACGAACGAGAATATTTGTCGGAAATTCCATTATTAAAAGATAGAGAAAAGTTGATTGAACAAGACGAAACGTGGAAGCGTATGTGTGTTGAATTGAATTGGGAATTTATACCAACAGTGTAGAGTAAAATTATTTATTAATTTTAATAAATAAAATGCGATTTAAAGTCCTCCAGGAAACCCAACTAAATTGGCTCCAATTCCGAATCCGGCTCCGCTTCTTGCACTTACTCCCATGGCAGGGATATATGTGTCTAATATTGCAAATGTAGCTGCTGCTGTTAAAGCAATTAGTGCAATTTCTTCAATATTTAAAGTACGTTTTGGGATAGCAAATGCTGCAATTGCTACCATTAATCCTTCAATTAAATATTTAATAACTCTTTTGATGAGTTCAACAACGTCAAATATGGGGGCTGCCATTTATATAAAATAAGAAAAAAATATAATGTATAAATTTAAACTTAAATGTACGATTACACTAATCTATATTAATGAGTAGTACAGGTTCAAAGAAAGTTAATGGTGAAATGGGTGGAGCAGGTTCAAAGAAACTACATTTTGAGCGCAAAAATAAGAAAAATGGCGCACCCAACCCAAAATATGTTGATTTATTGGAAGTTGATAAGCAAATTGCGGGGCAGAATTTTGGCGTATTTTCATTTATTTCTCCTGAAAACATAATTAAACAAAAAGATATGTTTTATTTTCAAGAATTCCTAAAGACTTGGGAAATGAATAAATCTATGGAAAAGTTCCATCAATTCCTAAATTTTATCGCATTCAAATACAAATTGACATTTGAAGATATTATGAAAGACTTTGAAACTTTTGTTAAAGATGAACGTGAGGAAATTATTAAGTCGTCTATAGAGGATGATTTCAAAACATTTTTAGATAAAGAGGAAGATAAGATGCAAAAGCTGTTTAATGCCAAACATAGTTTTCAGACTTCTACAAGAGGGTTCAAGGCAGGGGGTAATTTTGAATCACAAGAAGAAGCAGAACTTAGAGCTAAGTTGTTACGTGAAACCGATTCATCATTTGATATATTTGTAGGACCAATAGGTACGTGGTTGCCATGGGAGCCTGAAGCGTATAAAACTGGTCGTGTAGAATATTTAGAAGAAGAATTGAATCAGTTAGTTAAAGAAAAACGCACAAATGAAGCGGCTTCAAAAGTTGCATTTGACCAACGTGTTAAAGAATCAAAGGAAAAAGCAGTTGAAGATAATAAACAAAATGCTGAGAAATTTGGCAATAAAATTACTCAAGATATTGATAGTGACGGTAATTTAATTGGAGTTGGTGTTAACACTCAAGAATCATCTTTAACAACATCTGACGAAAATTTATCTGTTGCAGATATTCATACCGAGTTATTTAATACCGATACAGTTGTGGTTGGTAAAACAGATTATGGACAATCTTCTCTTGTGAATGACCCATTTGGAAAAAAAGAAGATTAATATAATTTTTGATGAAGTTAAGGATAATTAAGTTTAAAATATCAATAAATAATAACATAACATAATAGCAAATGGATGTGGATGTAAAGGTAAATGTTAATCAAATCGAAATAGATAAAATAAAATTTCAAAAAATGTTATTTTTAAATACTGCTTTAGAAAATGGTTGGACAATAAAAAAACGTAACAAATCATATATTTTTACCAAAAACCACGAAAATCGCAAAGAAATCTTTGATGAAGCATATTTGGGAACGTTCGTGAAGGAACAAAGTGATATGAATCGCTTATTGTCTTAATCAACTGACAGATTTTTAATATATCAAATGATAGTAGGACATGTTCTCATGTGTTTTTACAACGCGGTCGTTGTACATCCAGAAGCGAATTGTTTGAAATTTGTCGGAAGTTCGAAAAGGCAATTAAAAAATATATTTGGGCATATTTATGAAGGGTGACTTCCTATATTAATAATTTATTATCGTAATTTAGTAGGTATATAATTAAATTAATTATAACAATTAATTTAATTTAACATTTTTTTTTCTTTAGGGAATATATCAAATGGGAGGCGGACTTATGCAACTCGTGGCTTACGGAGCTCAAGATGTTTACCTTACTGGTAATCCTCAAATTACTTTCTGGAAAGTTACTTATCGCAGATATACCAACTTTGCTATTGAATCTATTGAACAAACTTTCAATGGACAAGCCGATTTCGGTCGTCGCGTTCAATGTACCATCAGTCGCAACGGCGACTTGGCATACCGCACTTATCTGCAAGTGACTTTGCCTGAAATTAATCAACTTATGGGCGTCGCAGCATTCTCTTCGGGTGTTGGTTCCGGCGTTTATGCCCGTTGGTTGGATTTCCCTGGAGAACAATTGATTGCTCAGGT